ATGGCGATCCTCGAAGAGAACGATATTCTGTTCGCCCACAAGGCGCTCAACGTCATGGCGGGCGTTACCGAGGCGACGAAGCGCGTAGCCGGGGCAATCATCGATCATTTCAACAAGCGCACCGGCCAATGCGATCCCAGCATTGAACGGCTGGCGACTATGCTAGGCATCGATCGAGCAACGGTCATGCGCGCCACTGACAAGCTTGATGAACTCGGCTTCATCGAAAAGATCAGCCACGGCGGCAAGGCTCATCGTGCAGCCTACCTGCCGAACTGGGACCGTTTTCGCGCCATCGTGGAAGATTGGGATGCACGCATGAAGACCGGCAATGCACCCGGTACCCCCTGCCTGTCCACCGGCACCCCTGCCGACACACCGGCACCCAAGGTCGCAAGCGTGCGACGTTCAAGGTCGCAGGAATGCGACGTTAAAGGTCGCAGCGCTGCGACACAAACCCTTCGAAGTAACCCATCGAATAAACCCGTCGAAGGTGAACGTGTGGAAATGCAGGCGAAAAAGCCGCAACAGCAGAGCCCGCCCAAAGGGCAGAATGGGCTCTGGAAAGGGAACAAGCCGGTAGCGCAGCGTTCCATGCTCTTGCCCATCAATGGAGGCAGAAGCCCCAGCCATAGCGATGCAGCACGCGCAGCAGCCGAACGGCGCTGGTATGCCGATGTTCATGCTCTTGGCTTGAAGGCAGAGGTAGAGGTGCTGGAATGGATGACGTGGGATCGGCAGGAGGCCACGACTGAAGCCGAGAAGCAGCGAAAGGGCGCCGGACTGGCGTTCATCGTGGCGACCATGCAGAGCGAGAGGATGCGGGCCTATGGCTGACTGGCCGTACAACACCAGCACATGGCAGAAGCTCCGGCTGGCAAAGCTGGCGGCTGACCCGATGTGCGAACCATGCCGCGTGCGAGGCAACGCCACGCTTGCCAATGCCGTCGATCACATGACGCCTGTCAACGCTGGCGGTGATCCGTTCCCGCCGCTCGATGGCCTCATGTCGATGTGCGAGCGATGCCACAACGAGAAGACCGCAGCCAATGATAGGAAGCACAAGAAGCCGTTTGCTCGGAAGATCAAAGGCGTCGATGCGCAGGGCAATCCGGTCGATCATTCGGATGGCTGGCACCGGGGGGGCGGTCAAAATCACGAGAAACGCCTCTCTTCAGGACCGATGTGGGAGAACAAAATATACTTAGTTTCAGGCAGTCAAGTGTCTGACGAAAATGATGAATTAGGATTTTCATAATGGCGACAAGAGGCATAGGCGCTAAGGCTCTTTCGGAGCGCGGCAAGATTGACGTTCGCCCGGTCATGCCCTGGGATGAGCCGGGATTGACCCGCGCCGGCCGTGTCGTCGCCTTCCTTCAGGATCTGCCGATCACGGCCGGAAAGCTCGCCGGAACCACGATGGAAATCCGGCCTTGGCAGCGAAAATTCCTCGAGGCGGTCTACGCCGAGGATACGGAAGGGCGGCGACCGATCCGCACGGCCGTCCTTTCGATGGCCCGCAAGAACGGCAAGACCCAGCTCGCGGCCGGTCTGGCGCTCTGCCACCTGATGGGGCCGGAAGCGGAGCCGCGCGGCGAGGTGTATTCCGCCGCGCTTACGCGCGATCAGGCGGCGAAGCTGTTTCAGGAAATGCGGGCGATCCTGACGGCGCACCCGGAGCTTGACGACCGGGCGAACGTTATCCAGTTCAACAAGCAAATCGAAGTCCTGACCGGCGACGGCGCGGGTTCCATCTATGCCGCGCTGTCGTCTGATGCCGGTTCGAAAATGGGCCTCTCGCCTTCCTTCGTCGTTTATGACGAGCTGGGCAGCGCGCCGAACCGCGATCTTTTCGACGCCCTCGATACAGCGACCGGCGCTCGCGACAACCCGCTCATGATGTGTATTTCGACACAAGCCGCCGCCGACCATCATGTCTTTTCCGAGCTGATCGACTATGGCGAGCGCGTAAACTCCGGCGATATCGATGATCCGAGCTTCCACCTCACCCTCTATGCCGCGCCGCAGGACGCGGACCCATGGAGCCGCGAGGCATGGATTGCGGCAAATCCCGCTCTTGGCGATTTCCGTTCACAGGATGACGTGCAGCGGCAGGCAGGACAGGCGCGGCTTGTACCGTCGAAGGAAAGCGCCTTCCGCAACTTGATCCTCAATCAGCGCGTTTCTGCGGTCTCCCGCTTCATCCACAAGGCCGAATGGGACCGCTGCAAGGCGGCTCCCGATCTGGCGTACCTGGCTGGCCGCGAGTGCTATGGTGGCCTTGACCTCTCCGGCTCGCGCGATCTGACAGCGTTCGTCCTGGCGTTCCCCGGCGAGGGCCGCAGCTTCGATATCGTCTGCCAGTTCTTCATGCCGGAGGCGAACATTGGAGAGCGATCGAACGAAGACCGCGTGCCTTACGATCTCTGGGCGAAGCAGGGTTTCATCACCCTTATTCCCGGCTCGACCATCGATCCGAGCTTCGTCGCTATGAACGTCTTCAACGCGACGCAGACCTATGACTTGCGAACCATCGCTTATGATCGCTGGCGTATCGAGGACTTGAAGCGCGAGCTGGGCCTGTTCGGCGGCAACGTGCCGCTGGAGCCCTTCGGGCAGGGCTTTAAGGATATGTCGCCTGCCGTCGATATGCTGGAGCGTAGCGTGGCCGAAAGGCTCCTCCGGCATGGCGGCAATCCGGTGCTCAACATGTGCGCCGCCAATGCCGTGGTGACGCGCGATCCGGCCGGAAGCCGGAAGCTCGATAAGAGCAAGGCCACCGGCCGCATTGATGGGCTGGTGGCTTTGGCAATGGCACTACAGGTTTCCGGCCGTCATGAGCCGGAAGCGATGCCTTCATGCCTTTTGGAGCTTTTGGACTAAACTATTTCGCTATTCGTCCGGTCCCTTTGATGTGCTTTTCCCGAAATAGAAACCTAAAATCAGCAGCCAGCCGCTGGAAATAAAGTCGGGGATTTCGATCTGTCTATCAGCGAAAAAATTGATAATGTAAGACGCCGCTATAAATATTGTCATAGTGACTGCGATAAATGTTGAGACGAAGTTTGCAGACGTTATTTTATCTATCCAACTGTCTGTGTGGGTTTCTCCAACTATAGCCAATAGCTGATCATCGAAACCATAGACATCTATACTACGTCCATGCACATAAACTCTATTAACGTAGTTTGTGGTTTCGCCGTCAGCCTGCAAAATATCGAAGCTTACCGTGTAAAGACTTCCTTTCAAAAAACGAGGCTGGACATGTTGGATTTTTAGATTGAGTGCGGCTGGAGTTCGTTGAACTACGCGTAAGAAAATTTCCTGATCTATTTCGACCTTTTTGCCTAAAATCATTTGTAGGTTTTCCTAAGTCTTACGCCTGGGCCTTCGCCGTTTTCTGCAACAAAAATTAAACCCGCCGCTTCAAGCGCCTGTTTGACTGCGCGCACGTTGTTGGGGAGCCCGGATGCAGGCCCGTCGCTCGCTTCCATTCGACGCAATGTCGGCACAGAGATGTCTGCTGATTTCGCTAAGGCCTCTTGCCCGATGCCAGCAAGGGCTCGCGCAGCTGCGATTTGTCGTCCTGAAATTTGATCTGTTTCACTCAATTTGATAGCAATCTATTGACAAGCGCTCAACTTGAGCGGAATATATCATTGTAATCGAATGCAATCAAGGAGCTACGCGATGGGATACCATTTTCGCGAACAGGACAGCTATGTCCGCATTGTGGAGCTGACGCCCGCGATGCGGAAGCAGATCGAGCATACGATTGAGCACCTGCTTTCTGTGCTCGACCATTTCGACGGTGACGAAAGTCTTGAAGAGGATGACGCCCCGGAAGCGGGTGGAGACGATGAACCGTCGCTCGGCTGGGCGGAAATGCAGGCGCGATTTGACCGCTATGGGGCGGGCGATCTGCATCATTACGTTTACGGGTACGACCGCGAGCTTGATACCGCTGATGACGAGGACGGCGGCGACGCAGAGCCGGAAGAGCTTGAAGAGGCGGTGCTATGATCCCCGTTTCTGTCTTTGATGACTTAGCTGACGCCCGCGACTTGGTTGGTGCGATCTGGATGATGGCTGCCGATCTCGATGAACCTGCTCACCAAGCCGCGATCCGGCGCGTAGCAGAAATTGTCGAGAAGCAGCTTCAAGCCGTTATCGACCTCCACGAAAAACCTGTTGCCAAATTTTCCACGGCGTGACGGCCAGCGGTAATATGTGGATAGATTGCCATAAACATGGCGTGCTGGGTAAATCCTTGACGCACATAACCTTGTAGGTTAGGTTATGTGCGTTGTAGTTAGGACCCACCAATGACGACGGCCGCAAAAATGTTCGAAAAACTTTCGGAAAGCCTCAATCGCCCATTCTCCAGCATCGAGGCATATGGCCTCGCTCTGAGCAAATTCGGTTGGTGGAGTGCGAGCAAACGCGGTCGCGGCGCATCGCCGCGCTCTGTTATGGACGGCGCCAAGCTGTTGCTTGCGATCCTCGCCAACGGTCCCAGCGAGCTGGCGAACCGTGAAAACGGCGTCGAAAGCTTCTTCCTCGACTACGCGAATTTGGTGGTTGCGCCGAACATCATTGACGAACCGTGGGTAAAGCTCGTCATGAGCGAGATGGGGCTGGCGAAAGATGCCGGGTTCCTCGACTTCCTTGCGGCGCTTCTTTCGCTCCATATCAGCAATGAAGTTGATCGCGTCGTGTTTTACAGCCCCGACCCAGAAGGCTTTCACGGCGATGATGTGGTGTATGAGGGGCCGCATATCGAAGCCCGCATCAAAGGGCCGACCCCCGCGGCCGGTATCCGCTTCATGCTTTCCCACGCCATTTTGGATCGTTTGAAGGCAGAAGGACATGATGTCGAGCCGCTTTTGGGGGAGAAGGAAATCACGTTCGTACACCGCTTCTTTGCCCTTCTGATCGAAGCGCAGAAGAAAGGTGATGAGCGCGAGATTGAAAGCTTCGCTGGCGCTATTCGCGTCGTCGCCGAGTGCACAGGGCGGGGCATCGGTTTCGAACGTTTCTTCGGTGCGATGCAGTTCGAAGCGATCGCTTCGGCATTTCGCGATGCTTCCGATAGCTTGGAGGCCCCGACCGAGCACTAACGCCATTCCCCGCGCCGTTCATTGAGGCTCCGCCAGCGGGCCAATAACGACAAGCAGCTCTCCGGGGCGCGGGACCGATAGAACCACCGGACAAGGGCTGTGCGCTGGCGAAATTCCCGCCCATCAAGGGCATCTTTTAAAGCATACAACCTTACTCATGAACTTGGTTCCGGACGGCTTCAAACCCAAAGGAACGACAAATGAAAAAGCTTATCGAACTGCGCGAAAAGCGTGCTGCCAAGGTGGCCGAAATGCGCACCCTCCATCAGAAAGACAAGATGGAGGACACGGAAGAACAGCGCTTCAAGGCGCTGGAAACCGAAGTCACCGACATCGACGGGCAGATTTCCCGCGAGGAGCGCATGGCCTCTTTCGAGCGCGAAGAACAGCGCGGCGAAACGGTCAGCGGCGGCGAGTTTGACCGCGAGTTGCGCAACTATTCGCTGGCCGCTGCCATCAATGGCGCTCTCTCCGGCCGTTTGACCGGCCGCGAAGCCGAAATCGATCAGGAGCTGAAGCGCGGCCGCGAAAGCCGCTCGGGCGCTTCCGGTATCCACCTGGCTGTTCCGTCCGAAATCCTGCTTGGTGGCCGCGAACAGCGCAACCAGACTGTCGGCACGGCTGCGGCGGGTGGTTACACCGTTGCGACAAATCTTGCCGCCGTTGCGGATCGCTTTCGCCCGGCCCTCAAGGTCGAGGGCATGGGCGCAACCGTTCTGCGCGGTCTGACCGGTTTCCTTGACTTGCCGAACCTTGCCACCAGCGGCACGGCGACGTGGGTTGCGGAAAATGGCAACGCCACCCGCTCGGCCGCAACTTTCGAAAAGGTTTCGATGGCACCGAAGACAGTTACAGCGGAATATCGCCTCTCCCGCCGTCTCATGCTCCAGTCCAACACGGCTATCGAAGACCTGCTTCGCCGCGATCTGGGTTTCCTTCTGGCGCAGTCGCTCGATGCAGCGGCTATCGCGGGTAGCGGCGTTGCGCCGATCCCGAAAGGCATCCTCAATACCGCAGGCGTGGCGAAGGTCACGACGGAAACGGCATTCTCCGACACCACGGCGAACCTCATTTCCGAGCTGGAGTTGGATGACGTGAGCGGCACGGCCGCGTTCCTCACCAATCCGACGGTGATGAAGGCGGTTCGCAAGATGAAGGACGCCGATGCACATGTGATCCCCGCCGCCGAGCTTTTCCACAACGGCCGCGTCGATGTTTCGACGCAGGTTCCGACCGATATCGGCGCGACCGACGACAAGTCCGCCCTGATCTACGGCCAGTGGGGCGAGCTGTACCTGGGCTACTGGAGCGCGGTGGATATCCTGATCAACCCGTACCACCCCGACGTGGCTTCGAACGGCGGCGCTCTCCTCCATGCCTTCCTCGATGCCGACGTGGCTGTGCGCCATCCGAAGGCTTTCGCCTACGCGGAGATTTAAGCAAATGGTCTCGCTCGCTGACGCAAAGGCGTATCTCCATATCGACTTCGATGATGACGACGCGGTGGTTGAACGCCTTATCGCGGCGGCGAGCGACCACCTGACCTCCATCGGCGTGGACATGGAAGCCGCGCCGCTGCCTCCATCGGTCGAACAGGCGCAGTATTTCCTGCTTGTCCACTTCTATCAAAATCGCGAAGCAACTGGACCGTCCACGAATGCCGCTGTCGATTTCGGCGTGGACCGGCTGATTGCCCCGCATCGGGAGCACGGCATATGAGCAATTTTGAAAAACGCGGCTTCGTTATGGAAGTCCGCGCGAAAGGCCGTCGCCTTGAGGGCTATGCGGCGACCTTCTCCAAATCCGCCGATATCGGCGGCCGGTTTGTCGAGACCATCGCGCCGGGTGCCTTCTCCGTTTCGCTGCGTTCCAAGACCGACGTTCTGGCGCTGGTCGATCACGATCCGGGCCGCATGTTGGCCCGCACGCGCTCCGGCACTTTGCGTCTTTCCGAAGACAGCCGGGGTCTCGCCTTCGACCTGGACATTCCCGACACGGCGGCGGGTCGCGATGTACTGGCGCTTGCCGAACGCGGCGACCTTGGCGGTATGTCCTTCGGCTTCACGGCACTTGATGAAAAGCGCGACGGCGACCGCCGCGAGCTGCGGGCCGTTGAGCTTCACGAAATCAGCGTAGTGCTGGCGTGGCCCGCCTATGATGGCACGGTCATTCAGGCACGTTCCCTTCTCTTGTCGTCGCCGTTCCGTTGCTATGCGGATCGTGCGTTGCGTCTGCTGGAGCTTTCCAAATGAGCTTGATTGATCGCATCCTTGGCCGCGAGAAGCGTGCCGCCATCCAATCTGATGATCCCTATCTCGCGGAGTGGTTCGGCCTTCGCGGCGGTATCGGCGGCTATGTTGATCCGGGCCGCGCTACTGGCATTGCGGTGGCCCATGCCTGTATCGCCATCGTCAGCCAGAACCTTGCGGCCATGCCGCTGAACCTTTATCGCCGGAGCGACGACGGTGGGCGCGAGCGGGCAACCGATCACCCGCTTTACAGCGTCTTGCACGATATGGCTAACCCGAGCATGACGGCCTTCGAAGCCCGCGAGGCGTTGCTGGCCTCGCTCATGGTGGCAGGTAACGCCTTCGCCCGCCTCGAATGGAACGGACGTGGGCAGGTGTCCGCACTGTTCCCGCTTGATCCCGGCAACGTGGCCGTCGAGAAGCTGGAGAGCGGCCGGCTCCGCTACCGGGTTTCCGGTTCCTCCGGCGGCGTTCGCATCTACCTGCAGGAAGAAATGCTTCATCTGCGCTATCGCCTCGCACGCGACGGTGTGATGGGCCTTTCGCCTATCCAGATCGCACGCGAAACGTTCAACCTCGCCTTGACCCAGCAGGACACTGCCGGAAAGCAGGCCGCGAAAAGCTTCCTGCCGGAGGGAGCGCTGGTTTTCCCGAACGTGATCGGAAAGGATCAGCGCCAGACCGTTCTCGACAAGCTGGAAACCAAGGTCAACTCCGACCTCGCAACACGCGGCGTGTTGGTGCTAGACGGCGGGACGGACTGGAAATCTTTCTCCTTCTCTTCGAAAGATGCGGAGTTTCTGGAAAGCCGCAAGCTCACCAACATGGATATCTGCCGGATTTGGGGCGTGCCGCCCACCGTCGCGGGTATCACCGATAACGCCACCTATTCGAACGCCGATCAGGAGAGCCGCGCTCTCGTCGTGCGGTGCCTGGCACCGATGGCGCGGCGCGTCGAGCAGGCCATGAACGCATCGCTGCTGACCACCGAAGGACGCAAGACGTTGTTCGTGGAGCATGATCTGGCGGGCTTGCTGCGCGGCGACATGAAGGCGCGTTACGATGCCTACAGCGTCGGCCGTAACGGCGGGTGGCTCTCGGTCAACGAAATTCGCGGCTGGGAAAACATGCCGAAGATCGACGGTGGCGACGAATACCTCTCGCCGTTGAACATGACCGAGGCCGGGGCCGGTGAGGTGAAGGAATGACCGCGACCGGAGACCTTGACCGACGCATTACCATCCGCCGCATGATGGAAATCGGCCGCGATCCTTTCAATGAGCCGATTTATGAAGTGGCCGATTTGCTGACGGCATGGGCCAGCCGCACCGATGTGTCAGACGCCGAACGTTATGCAGCGGCCACCACTGGCAATGTGCTGCTTTCGCGTTTTGTTATCCGCTCCAGCGAGATCGCCCGGACGCTCTCTCATACCGACACCCTTGTCCATGAGGGCATCGAATGGAACATCGACGGCATCAAGGAAGCTCGCGACGGCCGTCGCCGCTTCATCGAAATCACCGCGAAATCGGGGGATTGATCGATGGCGAACCGTGCCGCTGCAATAAAACAGGCAGACGCCAAACGTCTCTTCAAAGCCGCTCTCGATGCTGGCTTTGGGGCTGCGAAGATCACGCTGCACCCTGATGGGCGGATCGAAGCGACCGCCTCATTTTCTGAAGCTGCCGTCAACACGAACGGCGGCAATACCTGGGATGATGTACTGAAATGAAGGGTAAGCGCCGCAACGGTCTGCCAAAGCATTGTTCGCTGGTCATTGACCGGCATAAGAAACGCCGCATCCGCTTTCGGGTGAAAGGTGTTGATACCTATCTGCCTTATCCTCCGACCGGAGTGGAGTTTGAAAAGGCCTATGCGGAGGCCTTGTCGGGCGTAGTCGAGTGGCGTGCGAATGTCGGCGCGAGCCGCACAAAGGCAGGCTCCTTCGATGCGCTGGCGGTTTCGTATTACCGCTCTCCTGAGTTTCAGGGGCTACGTGACAGTACGAAGCAAACCTATCGCCGCATTATCGAGAGGTTTCGTGAGAAGCATGGCACGCGCATGATGCGCGATCTCCGGCGCGAGCACGTCAAAGCCATCATTGGCGACATGTCGGATCGGCCGCAGGCGGCAAACCGTCTCCTTTCCCTTCTCAAAATCATGCTTGATCACTCGCTTGATAATGGCTGGGTTTCGGCCAATCCGGCGACGGGTATCAAAGGTTTCGCCAAAAAGACGAAGGGCTTTCACACCTGGTCGGAAGTTGAAATCGCTGCCTATGAAGCGCGACACCCGGAAGGCTCCCGTGCGCGGCTGGCGCTGGCGCTGCTTCTCTACACGGCGCAGCGCCGCAGCGATGTGGTTGCGATGGGCTGGGAAAAGATCAAGGGCAAACACATTCAGGTCAAACAGGTCAAGACTGACGCGGAGCTTGATCTGTTCATGCTCCCTGCACTCTTGGACGCAATTCGCCCGCTTCCACGCGACAAGCCCACGTTCCTCACCACCGACTTCGGAAAGCCGTTCACACCGGCCGGTTTCGGCAACTGGTTCCGTGAGCGCTGCAATGAGGCGGGGCTGGTCAATTGTTCAGCCCATGGGCTCCGCAAAGCGGCTGCGCGGCGCATGGCAGAAGGCAACATGAGCGGTGATGTGATCAAGGCCGTCACCGGCCACACCGATCTGAAGCAGGTTTCGGTTTACACCGCCGCAGCCAATCAGGCGACCCTTGCCGAGAAGGGTCTCAAGGCCATTGCCGGGAAGAAAAAGAGAACAAATTCTGTCCAACCATCCCAAAAAGTTGGACAAAAGGAAGGTGAATAA